TATTATTTTATTATTTTAAGAATACTATGTTATATATAAATATATATATAATACATTCACTTTAATATTAAATATATTTTGCTTATTATAATAAATGCATAAACAACTTGATTTTACTGAATTATCTATTACACCGCAGAAAGCATCTAATAGTACACAAAATAGCAAAATTCTTAAAACAAAAAATATGGCATTTCTTTCAAAAAAAATATAAACGAATATTTAAAAAACAAGAATCATTATATAATAATGAAAAAATAGAAGATACACATTCCGATACTGAATCTGATAGAACAGATAATGAAAAAAACCGCCGTTCTAATCGTCGTAATTCTAATTCATCAAGATCTTCAGATAAAACAACAATAACTAATTATGATAAAAGAGATAGTAGTTTAGATATTATACGAAATGATGAAAATAATTATGAAATTGTATTACCATATCAACGTATTGTTAAATAAGATGTTTAAATTCATCTATACTTTCTAAGAAAAAACCTTGACAGGCTAATATACTTCCAGGTCTTATCATTCGTATATATGCTATTACATTTTGTGGTGTAAAATTATATTTTATAATTAACCAAATACATATTAATATACCAGTTCTACCTAATCCAGCTTTACAATGTATAGCAATTAATTCTGTAATATCTGTATTATTGACAATATTCATAAACTGTTTTATAATTTTAATAGTAGGATTTGTCATATCTTTAAAATAAAGATCATGAACTTTAATCGGTTTTACTAAAGACTTATCATATACGTCTCCATTTAATCGTATAATCTGGTTAATATTTCTTTTATGTAATTCTGTAATATTATTTTTAGTAATAGAAGGACAAGACAATGCTATAAACTTATTTCCAATAATATGCATATCTTTTCCATCAATTTCGGATAAATAAAGATAATCCGTTAAATCGATTAGATTTAAGTTTAAAGAAAAATACAAAGATTTATAACAATCTATTATAGATGTTCTATATCCTCCGTGTTTAGCAATACAATCAATATAATAATTATTATTATGTAAATGCATTAAATGTGATAATATAAATATTACTTTACTTGGATTATATTTTAATTTTATTATCATATAACAACCAATTAATAATACAGTATTACGCAATTCGGCTTTATCGTTATAAATATAATATACTAAATCACGGTTTTTTAATATTGGATTTTGTATTTTTTCGTGTAAAAAGTCAGAAAACTGAAAAATATTATGGATATTTACAGGTCCATAATCATAATATATTGGATAATTATATTCGTGATAATCTGATGAAAATATAAAATCTTTAGTTGTCCTTATAAAATATTCAGTTTCTTTAAGATCTTTATGGATTGATATAAATACATTATTAAATACAAATATTTTATTCATTTTCTTAGATTTAATATTAATATATGTTGTTTTCTAAATAAAGCTTCATTTTTTATTACACTAGTAAATGATTTTTTTGTAAAAGTAGCATTAAGTTTAATTAAATAAGATTTACGTAAAATTGCTTGAGATTGTAAAAATCTAGTAGCACTAATAGTTTGAATAAACATTAAGATCATTAAGATCTTCATTTATATTTATAACAATAAAGATTTCATTTTTTATTTATTTTAATAGGTAATATATATTCAATATTTTTATTTATTTCTTCAAAATATAAAGTTCCTTTATATTCTTTTTCTTCTTTAATATATTTATTCGTTATTATTTTGAAATCGGTAATGAATGAACATAATGATGAATTATATAAATCTATTGTATTACCCGTATTTAATTTATAATTCTTAAGTTTTTTAACAATATCTAAAACAATGTGAAGTCTTTCAGTTTGAGAATAATTCATTTTAATTTATATATATGAATTAAAATGACTTCTCGTGAAATAAGAAAAGACAAAAATAACAAATTATCTAGAAAACAATGTATTATGTTTTTAACGCAATATCAAAAATTATTAAAACACGAAATTCCAAGTGTTATTAATCCTATTACAAACAATGTTCCTATTAAAGATGAAAAACGGTTAAATTATATAGTTAAATATTGTCATAGAACATTTGTATATGATGATAATGAAAAATTAATAATTGAAGGACATATTAATACTAGAGATGAATTTACTGTTAATATTGATTCTTATGATAAAATAATGACTTTATTATGTATTCCATTTAAAATTGGATACCGAATAGAATTTATTGAACAATTATTTACTCAACAAGATAATTTAGATGAAAAAACAGCTATCTATTTATTAGAAAAATACATTAATGAAAATAAAAAAAATAAATATATAAAATGTTATTTAGAAGTTGTTAAAGAACTTAAAAAAATAATTAAAGATTATCATTTTTCTATGACAAATGAAGAAATTTATGATAATGCTAATAATACTTTAGATATTGATTTAATAACTAAAAAACTACCAGAACAATATTATTTTGATTTATTAGTATTAAGTAAAAATACAAAAGATCTTCGTAAAAATCTTTATAATAATTTACCAAAATATATTATTCTTAGATATCTTAATTTATTATTACGACAAGTATTTTACAAATATACAGAAACAGATATGTATATTACATTAGTAAATTATTTATATGCAACATCAGTCAATTTTATTGAAACTGGTAATATTAATTTTAGATTAAAATATGATTCTTTATCCGCATCTTTTAGCGATTCAAGTTCTTCAAGTTCTACAGAATCTGCTGGAACTAAAAGACAAAAACAATTATATGTAGATAATATAGTAAGTAATGAAGGTATAAATGAAGTTGATCCTTTTTCACAAAAAAAATGGAAAAAGATGAATCTACAAAATCTTAGAACTGTTATAATTATTGAATATCAAGAAAATGGTAAAACATTTAGAAATGCTTTCAATGCTAAAGATCTTTACACACAATGGAAAATAGCAATTAAAAATAATAAACCTTTTGTTAATCCTTATACACTACTACCTTTTACCGTTGAAGATACACAAATGATAATTAATAGATTACAAACAATTTATCCAAGAATAATAGCACCTACTGTTAGAACATTGAGGAGACGTGATATTGAATTATCACGGTATAGTTTAGATGAAAATACTGTTGTTTATACTTTGTATTTTAGAATAGAAGATTATGACAATTTAAATTATGAACTTTTTAGTAAAACAATAAAATTATTAACCATTGTTTTACCAATATATACAGATACAGAAGATTATGAATATCATTTTGGATTTATAAATGATAAAATTATCAATTTATTTAATACTAATAAAATAACAAGTAAAACGCTTCCGTTTAAAGTTCATCCTGTATTTTTAAAATATAATAACAAAGATAAACTTAGTATGACTCAATACAAAAACTTTTGCGATATGCTTTAGTTAAAATCACCAATATCTATTTTATTATCACATATTGGACATATTCCTTTTACATTTTTATGACAAGATTTACATATTATTGTACAACAACTACAACAAGTAAATCTATAATTATCGATTTCTAAACACACTGAACATTCTATATCATTATCAATTAATTTATTAAAATCTATTTTTCTTGTATTATATGTAATATCAAATGGGTATGCTATCCTTTCATTATATTGTATATATGCAAAATTAGAATGCCTTGATTCGTGAAAGTTATTTTGAAAGTTTTCTAATAATTTTAGTAATTCTTTATTTTCATTTCTAACATAAGCATTTCGTTCTTTTAATTTATGTTTGATTTTAGTTTCATCAATATCATTTAGTAGTTTCCAAAAAACTATTTTATTAACGTAATCTTTATCAATTTTAAGTAGTTTATCTACTTTTTTAATTGTATTTTCATTATAACATATACCGTATATTGGTGATAGATCTTCAATAGGTATTAATCCTCGTTCTTTTATTATATTTTCAAATTCAATTTTATGTAAAGTTTTGTTATAATATTGTAGATCAAACATTAAATATTAATAATTTATGTTTTCATTTTTGTATTATGAACTATCTTCGTAAATTACACTAGGAACTAATAATATACTACCTTCATTATTATAAATTACACTATATTTATCTGGTTTACTTTTAGTTTTTAAATAAAAGAAAATTTTACGTGTTGAACCGTTATAAAAATTAAATAACTTTTCTTGTGTGCTAGTATCATATACTATTTCAGAACAATTAATTGAATTAGGTCCATATTCTTTTTTAATATACCATAAGTTGTTATTTTTAATATCTATTGGTAGTAATCTATTACAGTTTGTATCAGATATATAGTAGCTTTTTTTACATTTTACACAAGCTATAGCGTGTAAATCTGCTTGTTGTTGTTGTGGTTTTTTAACATTACAAAATTTAAGTGAATCAAGGCTATAATTCTTATCTTTATATTTAAGTGTTTCAATAATAGTAGAAGTGCTTTCGTTTTTATCATCAACAACAATAATAACATCTGGTGTATCATCATACTCTATTACATTACTTTGATGAGGTTTATATTCAAAAAGGAAACATTTGGCTTCATACCCTATTTCTGTAAGTGTTTTTTGGATAACAAGTGTTTTTATTCCAAACATTTTGTAAATATTTTGAGCATATGCTACTTGCATATGTATATTTGCTGGACAAAGATAAAAATAATGTAAATTTTCTGGATCCGTAGATGGTTCTATGCTAAAAATATTAGAATCATATTTGTTTAATTCTATTAATAAATTAATTGCCATATCGAAATTAATATCAGTTTGTTCTGTATAACTTATTATTGTTTTTAATAATTCTTTAACTTCTTGTAATGCGTGTTTTGCACTTGCTAATTTAAATGTGTGTAGTCTATGTAATTGTTCTTCTTCTTCTTCTTCAATAGCTTCTAGTTTTTCTTCATATATTTTGATTCTTTGAAATGTTTTTCAATTAGTTCATCCAAATTTGGATTGCGTAATTTACGTTTAAATAATTTTTTTGATTTATCACCATATAATAAACAAGTTAAAAGAGCATTAAACCAACAAGTTCCAAAACGTTGTTTTATTATAGGCATAGTATCACATTTAGTAGAACTAGAAGCAGAACTAGATTTTTGTCTTTTAGCAGGCATTTTATATTTTACTAAATATAAATTTAAGTTATAAAAATATATATAAATATATATATATTCTATCTAGATAGAGGATTTTTTTGTTGGAGAATACACATATTTTCTACAATATATAATTTTAAATATAAATGTATACCTAGACAATAAACCAGTTCTTAGTGCTTCTCTATTACGAATGTCTTCCAAAAGTTTTTTAGGCTGGGGATATACGATCTTACTTAAAATTAACAACTGAATGTCTTCAGGAGACTCGTCGAATAACTGCTCGATAGTGGTCATTGCTGTGATAAGTTTTTTCTTAAAAACCTATCATTTTTTGCTTATAAAAATATTAATTTTTACATTTTTAGCAAAAAAATTAATATTTTGCATTTGAAATAATATTCGGTTTACTTGTATGTTTTCTGGTAACATTAATCATTTCGGGTAATTTATGTTTATGACAATATACTGGTTTTTTTTCATAATTAAAATTAAATGAAGCACGTTTATTACACTCAACACAAATTGGATTCTTAATATCAATCATATCGGGTAATTTATGTGTATAACAATAAAGTGCTTTTTTCTCATTTTTATAATTAAATGAAGGTCGCTTATTACATTTTAAACATTGGCTAGATGTAATATTAATCATTTCAGGTTCTTTATGATCTACACAATATAAAGGTCTTTTCTTATTTTTATAATTAAATGAAGCTCTTTTATTACATTCTAAACAATATGGTAGATTACATACATTAACCATATTAATAAGTTTATGTTTTCCACAATATTTACCTAATCCATAATATTCTTTGCAATTATACAATGCTAAATGATAACAATTTGGAAAATCACATTCTCTACTAACAATATTAATCATACCAGGTTTTTTATGATTACTACAATATTTACGTATATTTGAAGTTTTCCAATTATATGAAGCTTCTAAATTACAATTTTTAATCGAACACTTTTTACCAATTCCCATATTAATATATATATGTTAAATGTTCATTTTTTATATTTAAAAAACTAAATTCATTTACATAACAAGATCTTTAATGAAATCAAGATTATAACACTCATTATTGTAGATATAACCATTGATACACTTATGACATCCAAGATAGTGGTTCTTTACATTCATATATTCATTATTAGTAATATCACACGGCACACATCCGTTGTTATGAGACGTATAATGTCCTTTATCACAATACTTAATAGATCTGGTATCACATTCACTAAACCAAGGACAGTAATCACATCTAAGACTTTTACCATCAGATACATATCCAGGAGCACACTTTTTACATATCCAATATTGTGATGTTTTAACATCATAGTTAGAAGAAAAATCAACTACTTTATAATATGAGTTTTTAGGACATATTTTATAAGAATTAACCATATAAAGATTGGTAATAAGAAAAATAATTTTAATTGTTGTAATGCTAGTCATTTTGGAATAACTACTTATACAAAGATGTTATCATTTTTATCAAAAATGATGCAAAGGATAAATACTGTCTAATTGCTTACTTGTTTCACAAATTTGATTTAATAATAGTTTATTATTATTACTAAGCTCTGCAATTTTATTTTCATATTCTATAAATTTTTTATTATATTCATTAATTACTTCATTTTGCTTTTTAATAATTTTATTTTTTTTGTGTATTTCTTTAGTTTTAACTTCATTTAGATCAATAACAAATTTAATATCTTGCATTAATTTGATTTCAATAGGTGTTTTGTTCATTTATATTAAATATGAGTTATAAATATTATGTATATTAACAAAATTAGTTTTAGGTGATTTATATAAATAAGCATCTTGTATAACCTTTATACTAAAATGTTTTAAACTTTCATCTTGATCAATATTTGTTTCAACATAATTAATATCTAAATTACCCCACATTAAAAGATGATTAAGTATAAAATTAATATGATGATCTTTTAAAATCATAATATATTTTGTAATATATTTTTTAATTGCTAATTTTTTTTGCATAAAATTGTTTTTATTTAACACTCTAATAACTTCACTATTATATAAATTATAATTAATAATTGAAACATAGTTTTTATAATTAATTAGACATTGAGTTATATAATTAGTATCATACCAAAATGCATAATTATCTTCTATATTAGAAATATAAAATAATTTCCAAAATATTTCTAAAGCATCTATAAAATAATAATTCCAATGTTGAATTATATATTTATAACATAATGTAATATATAGCTTTTTATAGTTATATGTTTTTATTTGCACTAAAAGATCTTTAGGCTGTTCGTATATTATCATTGAATAAATTTTATCTATCAAATCTTTTGTTAAGCTATTTTCCATTTTTATTAAATTCATTACAAAAGTATATAAAGATTTGGTATATATATTAATATAAGTGTTTATAACACTATATATTTATTTTTCTACAAATAATAAGGGTGCTTACAGCAATACAAAACCAAATAAAAAATAGGAAGACAACTGTAATTAGTTTGTTTTCAACCCTCCAGCACCCTGATTAGTTATTATAAATGGTTCATCAATATTTGTCATCTTTTGTATTTTTTCTGTAAAAGAAATTATATGATTTTGATTTTGTTGTAAAAACAATAAATGTGATTTATCGTGTTGGCAAAATAAGAATACAGCATTTGATTTGGTATCATCAATATATTTTTTTAATTTATTCCAAGTTTTATAAAATTTGTTAGTATTTATTTGAAAATTAATATCATAATCTTTACAATATCTTAAAATATTATTAAGTTCTTTAATATTATTCGTTGTTTTATCATTCATATTAAATAGAATATGAATATTAACAGTTTTAACATTAGTGTTATAAGTTTTAACTGGTAGATGAAGTAGTATCGACATAATCTTTAATTTCTTTATCTGCTACATTTCTTGTTATCATTTTTTTAAGAATTAATAATGAATCTGCTTTCATTGTTTCATCATCCATATCATAATACCTATCAATACAACTTTTACACATACGAAAATGTTTGATTTCTAATTTATTATTATTATTTAAAGGATATTCAATTTTTTCATATCTTTTACCATTTAATGGTTTGAAAA